AGGTTCAAGATTTAGTTGATTTAAAACTATATATAGAAGAATTAGAAGCTAAAATAAATATGAAAGAAATATATATAGTTAAATGTGAGAAAGAGATAAGAAGATTAGTTGGTAAGATAGCACAGTTGTATAGTAAAGAACAAATTAAACTAAAGGAGTTAAAATGATTAGATTAAGACAAGAATTAGATAGTTTATTAAGTGAAGATATTAGAGATAGTTTTTATTTTAGTAAAGATATAAAAAGAGGTGAAGGTAAATTAACTATTAATGGTAAATGTGGAAATATTATTGTAATATTTAATGATATTACATTCAACAAATTAACTAAAAAAGATATTGCTTTTATTAAAGAAATGATAGAACCAAGGATGGGAAAAATCAATAAACAATTAGAAGAATATATTAATATAAATAATATATTAGAAAAATCTAAAAATAAATTAGATGAAGCAAATATAAGAGTTGGTTGGAAAGAAGATAATTTTATTAATACTAAATTAGGTTATACAGCATATATAGATAAAGATTATAAGGCTACTGAAATTGAAATGAATATAAAAAATATTAATGAAGCTATAAATATATTTGATGATGTAAGTAAGAAAATCAGTATAGTAAAAGAATATTTAATAAATAAATCTAATAAGAATAAATTAATAAATAATCTTTCAAATAATTGTAATATTTAATATTAACTTTATTCTAAGGTTAATTTATTATAATTACTAATCTAAAATAAGGAAATTAAAATGTTAAAAGATGTTGTTAATTATATTAATAATAAAGGTAGATTTATATCTTCAGATAATTTAATACTTAATAGTTTATTTTTTCATATATCGTCATATATTAGTGTTATTAATCCATATATTGATTATAAAGATAAATTAATACCTATTAACTATTTTGGTATTAGTATTGCTTCTAGTGGTTCTGGAAAGAGTTTTGTATACAATACTATAAAGAAAGAATTTGATACTATTAAATGGGAAAAAGCTATTAGATACAGTTATGAACAAGCTAATAGAGATTTACAAAATGATGAATTACAAATAGACGGTATTAAAGTTAATTTAAGAGATTTTTTACCAAATTATGAAAATAATATTGAAGGAACCAAAGAAGGATTATATTTAAGAGCATTATCATTAAGCAAATGCTTTGTTGGCTCTTTGAATATTATCAATGAAGAAATAATGGATATTATAAATAATAGTAATATAAATGTTATGAAAGAATTATATGACGGACAGTTATTAGGTAAAATAATTAAAAGTTCTATTAATGAGAATATATATAATATTAGAGCTAATATGCTTATATTTGGTTCTAGTGTAGGTTTAAAAAGAGATAACAAGACTTATGAAAGTTTTGTTAAAAGTTTAAACAGTGGAATATATAGAAGAAGTTTTATTTATTATGAAGAACCAAGAGACATAATGGTTAATAATAATAAAGATAGTGGTTCATTTAATATAAATAATATTATTAACTTAATACAAGCCAATAGAGAGACTTTAAATAATGGACTACCATTTATACTAAAATTTGATAAAGATGCATTAGAATTGCTGGAAACTATCAATAATGACCTAATTATATTTGCTAATGAATTTAAAGAAGATGAAAGATTTAGTGCTGAAATAGGTTCATTTGATAAAATAATTAAATTAAGTGGAATTATTAGTATTTGGTTTGGTTCAAATATTATTAAAAAAGAATATTTAGAATATGCTTATGAATTCTATAGAAATCTAAGAGATACTAATAAAAACTTATTTAATGTAGAACCACAGCATAAAAGAATATATAAGATATTAAAAGCTAATAAAAAATTGACTAAGAGTGAAATATTAGAAAAAGATATTTTTAATAGAATTACTTTTAATGAAGATATAAATTTAATAGAAGAACTTTGTTATAGAAATAATGAGAGGTTAATAGTATCTGGTTCTAAAATTAAATTTTATTCAATAGAACCAATGGAAGAGACTAATTTAAATAAGATTATTATATCTATTCCTGAAATAGATAAGAAAGAAAAAACTACTCAATATAAGAGTATGGAATTACCATTGTTTGGTTCTAAAATGTGTATAGAATCATTAATTAAAAGTAATGTAAGTAATTTTTGTTTAGTTCATTTTAAAAATGGTAAAAGAAAAAAAGATAATGTTATAGAAAGAACCAACTGCATAGGATTAGATATTGATTTTGGTTCTTTAGATGATACATTGCATTTGTTAGATGGATTTAATTTAAACTATTTAGTTTATACGACTAAAAGTCATAAAAAAGATAAAGGAGGTGTAATATCAGATAGATTTAGAGTGTTGTTACCATTGAAAAATATAATTGAAATAGATGCTGATAGGTATGAAGAAATGGTAGAGAATATAGCTGATAGTATTAATCTTAATATATATGATAAAAATGCTAAAGATATGAGTAGATTATGGTTTACTAATAAAGAAGCAATCATATATAAAAAAGAAGATGGAATATTATTTGATGCTACTCCATATATGCCTGATACTAAGAAATCAGAATATATTGAGGTTGTTGGTTCTAATTTAGAATTAAATAGTGATGATGAATTAGAAAGAAGAATTAAAGGTATGATGAGATGGACAATAAGTAGTTGTTATCAAGGTAATAGAAATGCTATGTTACTTAAATTAGCATTATTTGTTTATGATTTATCTGGTTCTAAAGAATTAGCTAAAGATGTTGTTTTAGAAACTAATCAAATGATTAGTGAACCATTAAATGAAAAAGAAATAAGACATACAATATTTAAAACATTAGAAAGGAAATAAAATGAAAATTAATCCAATTAAAGCATTCTTTGAATATGGTTATTTAAATGAAGAAGATTCAGAATATTTAAGAAAAGATGGAATTATAGTAGAAGATTGGTTTGGAGATATTACTAATGAACATGAACAAAGAATATGTTTAAATGATTTAGATGAAAAACAAAAAGAAATTGTTAAAGCATTTGTTGTAGGAGTAAATCACAAATATATTGATAAATTTGATTATGTAATTTTTTATAATTAAAAAAGGATGTTTAATGAAAAAGGTAAATTTAACAAAAGGTGAATTATTTGAAAGAATAGAATCATATATTTATAATTTATATGATATTATTGATTATTTTAGAAATGTTGATGATGAGGATAATGCAGAATATTGGGGAAAAGAAATATCTGTATTAGAAGAGTTTTTTAAACAATTAAAAAAGGAGTTAAAATGAAAATAACAATTAATCAAGATGAGTTAATGGAATTAGTTAAGAATTATGTTAATAATAAAGTAGATGAGGTTATTATTGAATTAGATATAGATAAATATAGTAAAGATTCTATATATATTAAAAAGAATAGTTGGTTTGTTGGTTCTTTTATTAAAAAATATATTAAAGGAGAAAAATAGTGTTTAAACCAATAAAACCTAAAGATTTAATAAGTAAGAATCTTAAAATATTACTTTATGGAGAATCTGGTAAAGGTAAAAGTTACCTTGCTGGTTCTGTTGAAAATGCTATTGTATTAGATTTAGAAAAAGGCAGTGCATCAGTTAAAAATAAAGATATAGATGTTATTCCAGTTGATAATGCAAGATCATTTAAAGAAGTATTAGAATGGGTTAAGAACCAACCATATGAAACTATTATTATTGATAGTTTAACTAGATATGGAGAAATGTTATATGTAGCATTAACTCAGGTATATCCAGATAAAAAAGATTCAATGTTACTATGGAATCAATTTGATGTTTTAAGCAGACAAAGATTAGGAGTAATATTAAGCATTAATAAAAATATAGTTATTACTATGTTGGAAGAAAATACTAATGATGGTGGTTCATTGAAAAAATTTCCTATGTATAAAGCAAATAAATTTAAAATGATGATTCCTTCATATTTTGATTTGGTTGGTCATATTGTAATAGATGAAAATGGAGAAAGATTATTAATAACAGAACCAACAGAAGATGCTGTAGGTAAAAACAGACTAATTGAATTTGGTATTCCAACTGTTATTAAACAAGAAGATGAACTTTATGATTTACAAAATATAATCAATAAAATAAAGGAGTAAGAATGGAGTAAATATAGCTTTAGAACATAGAAAAATATTAAAAGATAGTTTTAAAAAGTTAGAAAAAAATGTGATATCTATTCATCCATTAAAAGATAATAATGGAGAATTGATTGATTATGTATATGGTTACATTGGTTCTAATATTGTTATTAAAGCCTTTAAAGGTAAAGATAGAGTAGAAGAATCAACTAAAGCAATGTTTGAATTAGAAACGTTACAAAATAATAATAATTAAGGAGTAAATATGAGTTGGTTAAATGTAAATGTAGAAGAAGTAGAAAATGAAATTGAACAAATCAATAACAATAAATTTAGTGTAGAACCAGGAGCATATGAAGGCCAAATAGCTGAAATATTTGTAGATGAAACTAAAACAGGAGCTAAATTCTTAAATGTAGTATTTGTAACTGGTTCTTTTC